TTTAAATCCTGTAAGGATTACTAAGAATCTCCCCGTTTCAAAATTCCCCCGCGGACTACTGGTACCTTGCGGCCAGTGTATGTCATGCCGCCTCCACTATCGTGAGGAATGGACACTTAGATTATTACACGAGTCTCAATATTGGGACTCGTGTATTTTTTTTACCTTAACTTATGATGATAAACATTTACCAGATAATGAAAGTTTGTCTATATCTGATTTACAGAAGTTTTTCAAACGATTGAGAAAACGTTTGAAGAAAGAAAGGAAAATTGCTTATTATGCAAGTGGTGAGTACGGAGATAAACATGATCGACCTCACTATCACGTTATAATGTTTGGTTTAGATTTCTTGAATGATGATGATAGGAAGTTGATTCAAGATAGTTGGGATTTATGTGATTGGTCTACACAAAAGAAAAGTTTTGGAGTAGTGACACCACAGTCAATACGATATACATTAAAGTATATTGAAAAAAAGGTAATTGGAAAGGAGGCTAAGTATGCGTATGATGAATATAGTATTATACCGCCTTTTAGGCTTATATCGAAAGGTATTGGTAAACGTTATGCTATTGATCATAAAGAGGAAGTTGAAAAGAACTCCTTATCTTTACGTGGTTGCAGGAGATCTACACCGCGTTATTACAGCAATGTCACTGGTTCAGATCGTACAATTATTCAGGAGTTTGCGGAATCTAGAGAAGTTGAACTCGTACAAGAGTTAACTGGTGTAAGAGCTACTATGGATGATCTTTTTTTTACACAAAAGGACGAAACATATATTAAAGTAAAGGACGCTGTGGAAAAAAGTAATATCCAGAGAGATCTTAACTTGCGATCTAGTGTTGAGTTAAAAGATCGCAAGAAAAGATAACATACATGCAGGATGCATGTATGGAATGAGTTGATTAACCCGGCAGGATGCCGGGAAACAAAATAAAGAGAGGTGTAAAAATGGAGAATGTTACAAAGTTGTATTCTATCTTAGATCGTACAGCAGAAATGCTAGGGCCGATTTTTGAAGCTGTTAATGATGGTGTAGCTGTGCGTAATTATAGCAATGTAATTGCAAAGACACAGCAAGAGTATCGCAATGATTATGCATTGTGCAGGCTCGGAGAATTTAATTCTAAAACTGGCGAAATTATACCAGAATTTCCGCCGAAAATGGTAGATATACCATACAAAAAGGAGTTATAAGATGATAAAAAGAAATACACCAAGGCTATTTCATAATGTGGCAGGAGCAGCGCCCGGACGTTCGGTTTTTGATTTGTCCTATATAAAAAAATTTACTTGTGACATGGGACAATTGATTCCTATAATGCATGATGAGGCTGTACCGGGTGATATTTGGAATATAGGTAACGAAATGTTAATTCGTTTTCAAACGATGGTAGCTCCTATAATGCATCAGGTAGATGTGTATGTTCATTATTTTTTCGTACCATATCGCCTGTTATGGGACGAATGGGAAGATTTTATAACTGGTGGTTCTGATGGAACTTTAGAACCTCATATGCCTAAATGGAACCCAACTAGGACTTTACCGGATGGTACTGGATATGCTTCTGGTACGTTGTGGGATTATTTAGGATTTCCTGTTGGTTATCATTGTCTTGGTAGCAGGCCGATTGATCTTGTTCGGCGTGCTTATTATTTTATATATAATGAGTTTTATCGTGATCAGACATTACAGAACGAAATTGATTGGGAAGATATGACTGAAACTATGGCATATGAAATTCTTAATCGAAATTGGACTAAGGATTATTTTACCTCTGCTTTACCCTGGCAGCAGAGAGGAACGTCTCCAGCAATACCTTTATCAGGTACTTCACTTGCAGAATGGGCGACTGGTGCATTTATTTGGGGAACACCCGGAACGTCGTTAAATGTGAATGTAAATGGAGACCCATCATTACCATACCTATATGCTAATGATAGTGATGCACGTAATAATCTTCAGAATATGTTTAACAGTAATGTTGTTGATCTGTCTTTAGGAGATCCTTTGGATATTGCTGATTTGAGATTAAGTTTTCAAATACAAAAGTTTTTAGAAAGAAATGCACGCGCTGGCGCTCGTTATACGGAGTTTCTAGGAGCACATTTCGGCGTGCATCCTCGCGATGATCGTTTAGATCGTCCGGAGTATATAGGTGGTACTAAGTCAAGTGTTGTAATTTCGGAAGTTTTACAGACATCAGAGTCTGATGCAACGCCTCAAGGTAATCTTGTTGGTCATGGTATAAATGCAAGTGGAGGTTTTGCTGGTAAGTATAGAGTTGAAGAATTTGGTGTTATATATGGATTAATGTCTATAATGCCAAAGCCTGCTTATCAGCAGGGTGTTAATAGACAATTTGTTAAGAGGGAAACGAGATATGAATTTTATTTCCCGGAGTTTGCACATTTGTCTGAGCAAGCGATTGAACGTTCTGAGTTGTTTGCAAATAATAATGAAGCTGATAATGAGACAATATTTGGATATTGTGGTGCATTTGATGAAATGCGTGTAAAGCATGATATTGTTTGTGGCCAAATGCGTGATGTATATGATTATTGGCATTTGGGTAGGCAGTTTGCAACATATCCTGAGCTTAATTCTGATTTTGTTACTTGTGTACCTCGTAAGGATATTTTTGCTGCACCTTCAGAACCAGCTTGTATTGTTGAATTCGGAAATTGCTTGAAAGCAATAAGGCCATTGCCTATAATTGCTGAACCTGGTCTTATAGACCATGGTTAGAATAAATACGGAGGTTTATCATGTTTAATACGAGTAGTAAAAGAGTAAGACAGGAAGGTGAAAAAAATTCTGGTGGAACCATGGTTGATACTTTGGGATATATACCGAAGGAGAAGGTAATACAGAATTTGATCAAAGCTGGTGTACGTCTTGAAGAGTCAAGACGCAGAGGTAAATTTGATTTTTATCCCGGAGATAAGGTAGATGAAGATGCCGAAGTTGACCCGACTAGGCGAAAAGATTTTGATTTTGCGGAACTTGATATGTATATGCGTCGTGCAAGTGCTGCTATGCAAAGACTTGAGGAACGTCGTAAAAGTTTAAAGAATGTAGAACAGGAGCCGCAGCTTGAGCTGCAGCAGGAGAATGCGCCGGACACGGCGCCAGAGAAGTGAAGTTGTGCGCGAGGTACTTTCTCTCGGTCAGTACCTCGCGCATTGACACCAACTACACATTTGTTTACGGAGGTTGAAAAATGGGAGTTCTAGCGGCTGTTCTTGGTTTAGTAGGTTCATTGGCGGCTACTGGTACATCAATTTGGCAGGGTATGTCAAACTATGCAAATCAAGGCAAGGCAAATCTATACAGTAAATTTTTGAATCTGGTTCAAATTTACCGTGAGGATAATGCTGTGCAACGTCGTGTCGCAGATCTGCGTAAGGCTGGTTTGTCTCCAGTATTAGCTGCTGGAAGTCCAGCAAGTAGCGGTATACCTATTAGACCAGAACCTAGTCAGAAAAATTTGGGTGTACAAATGGGTATTTTGAATAATGCTTATCAAATGGCATTAATGAAAAAGACGATTGACAAGACTCAAGCAGAAACGGATAGAATACAGCAGAAGACTGAAATAGAAAAAGGTATGTATCCGGCTAATTTAGCCAAGAGTGTTGCTCAAGCACTGTTGGCGAACAAAACAACGTCCCTTAAAGATGTCGAAAAATCTTTAAAGGATTTAGAATTGTATTATTTTCGTGAGACTGGTCAAGGTGCTAATTCCGGAGAAGTCGGAAAACTTTTCCGCGCACTTCAGATTGAAGTTAGCAAAATTAAATCTGCATCTAAAGATAAAGTTAGAGGTGCTTCTGGTTCTTATTAAAATTTAAGGAGTATGATTATGAGAAGAAAAAGGTTTAGCCGTACAAAACGTTACAGTTCTTCAAGATTTAAATCTAGATCGAGCCGTCGTTTAACAGGTGTTAAGCGATTAAAAAAATATGGTAATTCTCGCGGTGGCATAAGGCTGTAACATGGATTGTTTAAATCCTGTA